TTTCACGCTGAGCGAGGATGAGATGCTGCCGTGGCTGGAGGAGAACAGCCGGGTGGCGGCGGAGTACGTGAACGCCGCGACCCTCCAGCAGATCAACGACGCCGTGGCGCAGGAAGAGCCGATCGATGCGCTCGCGCGGGTGTTCGACCTGGCGATCGGCGTGCGCGCGGCGCAGATTGCGATGAGCCGCGTTACCGGGCTGGCCAATTTCGGGGCACGCGAGGCCGCGCAGCAGGGCGGGCTGACGACGAAGACGTGGCACGCGGGGTCGAACCCGCGACCGAGCCACGCCGCACAGGACGGGGTGACTGTGGGGATTCGGGAGACGTTTCCCAACGGGCTGAGATGGCCGGGAGATCCGAGGGGGAGCGCGGAGGAGAATGCGGGCTGCAACTGCGGGATGAGCTATGGCAGATAGCCGGTCGCCCAGAGAGTGGACAGGATTAACAGGATTAACAGGATTTAGAGGATGGACAGGATTATTTTGGAGAGGGGCGGGACGGACGAAGAGGCTGTCTATGCCTGTATCGCCGCCGCCAGGAAGGGAGGGACGATGGCGCAGAAGGCGTTTTTCGCACCGCTCGAATTGAAGGCGGATGGGGAAGAGGGGAGCTTCAGTGCCGTGTTCGCGACACTGAACGTGATCGACCACGATGGCGATGTGACCGTGCCGGGGGCGTTCCGCGATGGGCAAAAGGTGCGCATCGCGTACTGGGGCCACCGATGGCAGGATCTGCCGGTGGGCAAGGGCGTGATCCACGCGGATGAAGAGAAGGCGTGGGTCGACGGACGTTTCTTCCTGGACACGAATGCGGGTCTCGAGACCTATCGGACTGTGAAGGCTCTCGAGGAGCTGCAGGAGTGGAGTTACGGCTTCGACATCGAGAAGTGGTCGGTGGGGAAGTTCGCGGATCGCGAGGTGCGCTTCCTGGAGGGGTTGAACGTGCACGAGGTGAGCCCGGTGATGTTGGGTGCCGGGATCGGCACGCAAACGACGGCAATCAAGGCGGCCGACGGCCGCGGCGATGGTGCGGGTGGGGGGAACGGAGGCCAGGCCGGACAAGGATCCGGATCGCCCAGCGGACCGCCTCCGCAGGTGATGGAAGCAGAGATCGACATTCTACTGATGGAGGAGGTGTGAGGTGAAGCTCAAGGAGAAGCTGCAGAAGGCGCTGCTGGACGCACGCGCCATCTGCGAGAGGGCGGAGAAGGAAGGGCGGGAGTTTACCGCCGAGGAGCGCCAGCAGGTGAAGGCGTTCATGGACGAGGCTGCGCAGCTCAAGGCGCAGATCAAGACCGAAGCGGACGACGCAGCGCTCAAGGCCGCGATCGCCGGGTTTGAGGCTGAGTTGGGCGGGGCGGGCGACGCAAGCGACAAGCAGAAGGCGCGGCTGGCTGAGGCCGCGGTCAAGGGCTCGATCGGGCAGCGGTTCGTCGATGCGCCGGAGTTCAAGGCGTGGCTGAAGAGCATCGCGCCCAGCGGTAAGGTCAACGAAACGGCCAGGGGCCTGATCAGCCCGCCGGTCGGGTTCAAGACGCTGATCACGGGCGAGAGCGACACCTCGGCGGGTGCGTTCGTGCAGACGGACTACACCGGGATCTACGAGGGCCTCGGGCGCCAACCGCTGAACATCCTGGGGCTCGTGGCACGCCGGCAGACCGGCAGCGACATCGTCCAGTTCGTGCGCCAGACGCGCGTGGTGCAGGAGGCCGCGCCGGTGGCTGAGGCCAACGTCACGACCTATGCCGGGTCCACCGGTGAGGTCGAGGGAAAGAAGCCCGAGGGTGCGCTCGCGTTCCTGCCGGTGACGGAGAACGTGAAGACGCTCGCGGTCTGGATCCCGGCGACAAAGCGGGCGCTCTCGGACGCCAGCCAGATCCGGGGGATCATCGACCAGGAACTGCGCGATGACCTCAATGAGGAGCTTGAGGATCAGATCGTGAACGGCGATGGGACCGGCGAGAACTTCACCGGGATCCTGAACGTGTCCGGTATCCTGACGCAGGCGTGGGCCACGGACATGCTGACCACGATTCGCAAGGCGCGGACCAACCTCGCCGTCAACGGCCGCTCGCGGCCCACCGCGATCGTGATGCATCCGAACGACGCCGAGACTCTCGACCTGCTGAAGGACGATCAGGGCAGGTATTACTTCGGCGGTCCGATCGACGGAGGGACCCAGCGGGTGTGGCGCGTGCCGGTCGTCGAATCGGAGACGATCGACGAGGGTACCGGGTTGATGGGCGACTTCCGCAAGGCGGTGATCTGGGACCGCGAGGAAAGCTCGATCCAGGTTTCGGACTCGCACGACGATTTCTTCATCCGGAACATGGTCGCGATTCTGGCCGAGATGCGGGCCGCGTTCGGTGTGATCCGCGCCACCGCGTTCTGCACGGTGGAGCTGGAGAGCGGGAGTTAGGCGACTGTCGACTGTAACCGGGAACAGGAGAACCTTCCGGGTTGCTGGTGAGTAGGAGTAGCAACCCGGAAGGAAACCGGAGGATAGATGCGGGTTAACGTGGTGTGCCGGAATATGAACGAGGACCGGGTGCTGCCGAGGTTCAGCCGCTATCTGGCGGAGGCTCTGGGGTGGACGGTGACCGCGGCGCCCGAGCCGGGGTATGACGCGTATTACCTGAGCGCGTACTTTGAGGCGCAGTTGATCAAGGAGTGGCCAGGGGTGCCGGTGGCGGCGTATTTCACGCACCTGGAGGAGGAGCCACCGGGGAATGCGAAGGCGCGGTTGTTTGATAGCGTGGCGGGGCGGGTGCAGTTGCGCGTGGCGACGGCGGGGATGTATGCGCGGTTGCTGGAGGGGTATGGGCTGACGGTGCAGGTGCATCCGCCGGTGGAGAGAGAGCGGTTCATGCCGTTAGAACGGACCCCCACCCCGTCCCTCCCCCAAGGGGGGAGGGAGGTAAGAGCCGGATTCAGCGGGTACACGTACCAGAATGGGCGGAAGGGGGAAGATCTGGCGGCGGGGCTCGTGGCCTCGGCGCTGGGGCAGAAGGTGACGTGGATGGCGTCGGGGCGCGGGTGGCCGGTGCCGACGAAGCGGTACGTGTGGAAGGCGATGCCCGGGTTTTACCAGCAACTCGACGTGCTGGTGTGCACGGCGCTGGTGGAGGGGGTGCCGATGCCGCCGCTGGAGGCGCTGGCGTGCGGGGTCTCGGTGGTGGTGCCCAGGGGCGTGGGGCTGCTGGACGAGCTGCCGGACACGTTGGGGATCCATCGCTATGACCGCGGGGACGCAGCGGACTTGCAGCGGGCGTTTGCAGAGGCGGTGGAGGCGCGCGGAGAGGTGGAGGTCGAGGCGCTGCGCGCGGTGACGGAGCCATACACGGTACAGGCGTGGTGTGCGGAGCATCGGGATGCGATGGAGGGAATCGCAGAGCAGAGTGGAGCGGGCGCGGCGGTGATGGCGAAGGCAGAGGCGCGACCGGAACCGGTGGAGCGAGGGACGGGAAGCAATCGCGGGATTTACTGCGTGGCATTCGGTGATCCGGCGCGGGCGTGCGCGAAAGAGATGATGGCAAGCGCAAAGAAGCATATGCCGGACATCCCGATCGCGCTGTGCAGCGACCGGGCGATCGGCCAGGAGGATGTGCTGATCGTGCAGCCCGACGCGGATATTGGCGGTCGGCGGGCGAAGCTGCGGGCGTATGAGCTGGCGCCGGCGGAGTGGGAGAGCGTGTTGTACCTCGACGCGGACACGGAGGTGGTGGCACCGGTGTACCAGTTTTTCCAGTGGGTCGAGGATGGCTGGGAACTGGTGATCTGCACCGACATAGACCAGACGTTGCACCGATTCCGAGGGCGCGCAAGCACACCGGAGATGGATGAGATTCAACGGGCGACAGGATCGCTGCATACGCAGCAGTTAAACGGCGGTGTGTGGGCTTTCAGACGCTGCCAGGCCGTGAAGGACTTTTTCACCCGATGGCGGGCGGAGTATGAGAAGTATCTGCAGCGCGACCAGGGGGCGCTGATCCGAGCGCTGTATGCACAGCCGCTCAAGATTTGGCTGCTGGGGGTCGAGTGGAACACGTTCATTCCACACTGCGCAGGGGTGAAGACGGCGGGGATCCGGCACTATCCGGGGAAGGCGCGCCGTTGGGAGAAGATGATCAGCGGCCGGCTGGATGGGGATAAGGCGTGGGACGCCGTGAACCGGTTCAAGAGGGTGCATCGATGAAGGTCGTTGTTGCGGTACTGACTTATAACCGGATTGATCTGTTCGGGCGGACGATTGGGAGCCTGAAGCGGACGGCGTATCCGTACCAACGGATCATCGTGGATAACGGATCGACGGACGGGACTGTGGCGGCGACGGCGAAGATGGGCGGGAAGGTGGTCCTGAATCAGACCGGGAATCCGATGATCGGTTATGGGTTCAGGTTGGCACACGAGGCGGCGCTGGCGTTTGAGCCGGACCTGATCGTGTTCAGCGGGGATGATTTCGACTATGTCCCGGGATGGCTGGAGCGTCTGGTGAGTTTCTGGAAGGCGGCTCCGCAGGCGGTGGCGTTGTGTGGGATGCA